AGGGGGTCCAAGCCAAGTGCCTGGGATCTACTCGACTTCATGTCGGAACTGATAATAATCGGCGGACTCAAAAACGTCCTTACTATCAGATAAGATCAGGCGATCACGCAGCATATCCATGTTCCAGTAACCGATATCGTACTTGGCCATGATGACCTCTAAGAACTCGTCGTCGGACAAAACGAGGCGTTCGTCGCTTATACTCTTGACAACTTGGTCGAGCGTAACAACGCCCTGACGGGAAAACCAAGTAAGGTCAGTGAACGTAAGTTGACTAAACGGAACACCAGTAGAGACGGCTCTGGCTAGGTAAGCATCACGAAGGTAAGCGACATGACGAAACTCGTAAGCGTAGGACAAGGCTTTGCCACAGATGTAATGGTCATCACTAACTTCACTGTTACGATTGGCACGCGCGTTAAAACGGCACAGCGCCTTGCCAACGAGTGGGACCATACAACTCTCAGTAGCCTTAGGGACAAAGAATCTGGAAAGAAATGTCAAATCACAATAAAAGTGCTTTTCGCTGGCTTTCAAGACCATTCCAGCTTGGGCACAGTGATCAATCCAGGAACGAACGTTCAAACCTTTGCTGTCCAAACCGCCTGCGATGTCATCCCCGAGTATCGCAACCTTTGTTGTTTTTAAATCAGCTTTACGACAAAAGCTATACCAAAGGCATAAATTCCATACTGAATTGCGGCCGGTGGTGTCAGTGCCTCCAGTAGCGAGCTGATTTGATATCTCAGCACTGACACCGTATTCGTAGGACTTTACACGAAAGCTTCTGGAATTCTCAACATAAAAACGAACATACCAACGAGGGGCACCAGAACACTTCAACCAATGTGCAAAAATCTCATGTACATCCGACAGTTGGCTCTTGTCGTTAGCGGAAAAGTCACCCTCATAGTAGCGTTCGCAACCACTAAGATCATTGGCGATAGTGACATCATCCTTCTTATAAGCAAAAACGACTTTTTCAACTCTGTCAGTAGAGAACTTGTCCAACGCGTTAGCGAGCCGATTATTAAATTCATCTTGAATCGGCCCGGTGAGAACATTATATTCATCTGTTCCCACGTAAATAACTCGCGGAGCCCATGACGGATCATTCCTTTTTAAGAGCACTTCTCCCTTAACCATTAAGCTCTTGGTATTAAGGGAGCGGAAGTTCACGTCGTGAAGGTTGTTGAGAGCAAGATGCATGCGGCGTTGCTTGTCGGGATTGAATTTACAAACCCACCGGTCAAAAACATCTTGCGTCCAGTCAAAAGGCTGGAACACACCCTTCGGGAAGACAAG